AGTATTGTCAAACCTTTCCCACACACCAAACAGACTTTGTACCGACCCCGTAGGGGCCGTTGAGGTCGGTACGTTTTCAAGCGTTTTTACACGATTATGTAGCCATAAGTCTGTCATATCAGCCCCTTTCTATTTAGACTACTTCGATGTTGGTGATCTGACCTGTGCCACTGTCTACGTTGACTGTGTAAGTTCGCGTAAAGGTCTGGCCACCAATGGAAACATTCTCTTTGAATGAGTCTAGGTTGCCATCAGAGTCATATGTGATGTTCCAAGTAAGCTTACCGTTAGATAAGATTGAACTTAGGCGACCATCAGAGTCATACGAGATGTTAGATGAAGACACAGCACCAGTGAACATAAGCTCTTGAATCTGGGCCTGAGTATAGGAAGCAACGTCCTGTGTGTAGGTTCCTAGATTAGTTTGTAACGTGCTGAATGCAGTGTCGAATTGTGCTTCATATTCTACCTGCTCTTTAGCAATATTACCAGCCATCTCGTTCAATTCAGACAAAATAGAACCCAAAGAAGCATTCACATATGTCGTGATATCACCAAGCTCTGTGTTGGTGTGTGTCTTGAGTGCGGTAGCAATAGACTCGATCTTAGTAGGTATCTCTCTGGCAATGGTATTTGCAAAGATAGATACGCTAGTAGTGAAGTCATCTACAGTGTGGTCACTAAGGATTACGCCGCTAGTTTTAATAGAAGCAGTAGTTCCCATCATACCACTGTGGCTACCACAATAAATGTGTAGCAAGTCAGGTGTAGTAGCACCAACAACGATAGTTACAGTTGCAGATGAAGTTCCTGCGGTTCCTGAAACAGTTACGCCTGTTGTGAACTCTGAACCAGAAGCGTGTGTACCGTTCAGGGTCTCTGAGAACTTGATTGGGTGCCCAGATACACTGGCATTAGATACGTCAAAAACGTAAGTGTTACCTCGTGCAAAGAACAAGTTAGGGTGCTTAACACCATCGATTTTAATTCGGTTACCTTCGCCTGCGTAGTTAGCGACTGTAACGGTATGGTTGATTGTAGCCATTAGGTTACTCCGTTTTAATTAAGCCGCTGATGCAGCGTAGAAGGTTTCAAGTACAACATCTCCGAAAGACTCCAGAGTGCGTTCTCCAGCAGCAACATCACCATTAATATCAATGTTGTGACTGTCTAAATTCTGAATCTGCCAACGCAGTTCAGACCCTAAAGGAATGCCTGATCCGTATGAAATGGCTCTAGCAACATACATCATGTCGTCTTCGGCCAATGTCTGTGACATTACGGTTCGAGCAGCCCCTACGAGCTTTTCCACTAGAGCGGCATAACCAGTGCTATTGGCATACCCCTCCATGAGTTCGAGTGTTTTAACGCACACGATAAGTTCCCTTACGGTGGGCGTGTCTAGCATGCTGCTTAAAGTAGCAATTGCCTCATCCCCCGCAGATTCTCTGGCTACAAAGTAGGTGAGAGTTTGTGACATTAGATAAGTACCCCTATGAGTGATCCCTGCGCCGCGTCTAAGCTGTTACTGACTAAAGCGGCCTTCTGGCTGGCTATCAGTGCGCTATTAGCGGCGGCTGTTTCAGATGTTCCTGCATTTGTTTCAGACGTTGAGGAGGCAGTCTGACTAGCACTGGCTTTAGCCGCGTAGTGGAGAGCAGAGTAACCAGTCACGCCCGTTGAGATCGTGTACTGGACATCTTCAGCGTTGATAGCTAATTTCTGCGCGTCCTCACGATACTGGTCCACACTGTTAACGCCCAAGCTTAACTGGTCTAGGACGTACTGTTTGTTAGCCCCGTCAGTACCATCTACAGGAGTAGCTACATTGCTAACTACAACACTATTAGCGTCTACAGTTCCTGTGAAAGAGCCTGTGTGACTACCTGCGGCGTTACCTGTTACATTGCCCGTTACAGAGCCAGTAAACACAGCGTCTGTGCCGTCTGTACCATTCTGTAGTACTACACTGGTAGTATCGTCAGCAAAGATATCACCTACATGGCCACCCGTGGATGTACCTGCAATATTACCCGTGACGTTGCCTGTAAGGTCACCAACAAAAGAGCCTGTGGCTGTTACTGTTGTGCCTGTGACGGCCCTTGGTACACCAGCACCCAAAATACCTTCTAGGTTAGTCGCATTAGCTGTACCATAAAGATGCAGGTTTCTGAATTCATAGTTAGCTGAGCCAATATCGTTTACACCGCTTGTCGCGGGAAGCCAGTGGCCCTGTGCATTTAATGCGGCAAGCTCATGCCAGATCGCAGCGCCTGTGGTGTTACTGAGGCACTGGAATGATTTTTTCGTTGTTACGTTTACCCAGATTGACCCTACAGCGTATCCCTGTGCTCCATCAGTAGTCTGAGTAGGGTTACTAGTCTGGTCAAATACGTTCCTTCCCCCAAATCCACCATTGTTAGGTGAAAGGACCCCTGTAACAGAAGTTGCTAGGTTAATCCTAGGCCCATTGCCTATTGACCCATCATGGGAGTGACCACCAGTACCAAAGGCGTTTTGTAAGCTGTTAAATTCTGCGTTTAACGGGGGTGCTGTGACGTTCTCTCCATTGAGAATATCAGCAACCGACTGTCTAGTATATCCCGCCATATTTTATCTTCTCCCTGCAACAGAGAACTCGAAAACCATCCCCTGAATTGAATGAGCGCTATTTTCACCGAGTGTTACAAAGGTGACTTTTACTGCGTACCCTGAGCCCTGTATGTCTGTTGTCATAATAGGCTTTTCATTGCCGCCATACTTAATGTTAGTGCCGCCGTAGTTGATGTCTCGGCCTGCATATACAACAGGTGCCCCTGTAGAGGATTGGGAGTAAGAAGCAGGTTTGGCTGTATCAGTGTCATTCCAGTCATAGGCCACAGAGACGTTCATCTCCAATGGGCCCTCTGCTCTAATAAACGTATTCATCCGACGTAGAATTTTACGAACTTCTGTGTCACCAAAATCAAAGTAAGGAGTACTATATATTCCTGTAATACCAGCGCCGTTAAAAGTATCAGTCTGCTCTTGCCGATAAACGCCGCCATTATAATCCCCATGAAGGACATACTCTGTTCGGCCTATATAGCCAGACGTACAACAAGACGCCCGAATACCTAGTAGCTCACCAAACTCCCACCCCAACTTTTGGTCGGCTGTTCTAAGGCCCCCAATAATACCTGAGCTCTCTGTGATTGCTTCTGAGTCATCCCCAATAAAGTATCGCAATTGAGACTTTGTACGGACCACAACACCAACCAGAACACGGTCTAAATCGTAGTCTGCTGGCATATCTACAAGTAGAGCTTGAATGCTCTTAGAGATGGTCTCTAATTCAACGTCACCAATACGACTTGTACCAGCAACGGGGCGTAGACCATCTGGCGCTAGGAATACTAAGTCGCCACCAATCTCCAGTACTGAGTCAGAAGCTATACAACCTACGTTAGTAGTTACCTGATCTAACAAAAACCCTAGTGTAAGGTCTGTAGATACTCTTTTGATGGCGTTACTACCAAAGACAAATAAGTTGTCCCTAAAGGGTTTGATCTGAACAACGTCAAACCCAGTGTTAAGTTGTCCTGCACCCGCTGCTACATTAAAGTTGTAGGGGTCTTGTGGGGCACTATGACAGATCACAGCCTGTTGACCGCCGTCACCACCAAAGAATAAGTGGTTCTCAAACACGTCAATTAAAGAGGGTGTATCAACGAGCTGGTCACCGCCAGCATCTGTAGATGTACCTGCACCAGAAACTGTTAGCTCCTGCCAGTTACTCCCATCAAAAATTATTGGTGGGTTAACGCCATCAACAAAAGCAATCTTATTGCCATCACCAAAGTTAAAGGTTGTAAATCGAATTCTATCGACATTAACAAATCCGTTAGCAGAAACGGTAAGTCTTGTGTAACCTGTAACAAGCTTATTCCAGCCCGCGTAAGGGACGTACCTATAAAAACTATAGGTGTTAGCTCCAACATCTTTACGGGCAGCTAACAGGTCGGCATTGTTATAAAGTGTACTTCTAAAAATAGCTAAGCAGAGGACCTTGCCTTCTGCTTCAGACGCTGTACCCACAAACTCAGAGGCGCCATCTAATGGCTGATAACCACTAATTCTACGATAACCGCCGTACAGGCTAGGCTCGTAATTAACTAGACGAGTAGCGGAACCCGGAAAGTTCTCTGCTAGGTCTAGGTGGTTTTCTGTCGAGTTTAGTCCTCCAGACGAGATAACCTTGTATGACTGAATTCTATCAGCCATTAAAAGGCAACCCTATGGTCAGAGATGTACTCGTAGTTGTTTATGTACAGCGTTTGTAGGTTCTTTAGCCCCTGAGCAAACAAAGCCTGAGCAACCTGAGCTGCTTCTACGTTGTCCTTAAACATATACATGTGCATCAATGCACCATCCACAACTACGCTAGAGAAGCTCTCAGGCACCCTAGTTTGATCGTCATAAAGGTTTAAGTCTGCGTAATTCAGGAAATACCTGAAACGTATCTGGAATGTCTTGTCTGGGGAGGGAGTAACACCAAACCCATTACCATGGCTTGGAAAAACCATAGTAGGGCGCGATCTGCCTGCTGAATCTGACTCATTGTCATCATCGCGGTACTTATCGTAATATTCGTCGCGGCTTATGTAGTTTAAGTGTTTGAATTCATTTGAGCCGTTGATGCTCTCAATCACTTGGAAAGAGTTCCAATCAACAACTTTAAAAAAGTTAGGCCAGTCGTATTCTTCTCGGCCAATTTCTAATGTCTGGGTATGCTCAGCAGCATTAAATGGCCACTCGAACTCAGACTGATTAATCGATGCTATAGAAGCTTTAACGGCATCTTTTACAAGCGCCTGCACACCTCGAGCTGTAGGGAAGTCAGAAGAACTGAGTTCCACCTCGTTTAGGCGTCTTAAAACTCTGTTAGATAGGTCTAGAAAGGTAGCGGGCATCTAAATCACTTTTCAAGAGATAAAAGGTAGGGGGACCCCGAAAGGCCCCCCCTTAACCAAACTACTTATGCTACGTTGTATTCCGCAGTGAATAGGCACTCTGGACGCAGAATCTTGCGACCGAAGAGATTCATGCCACGGACAACATCGGCAAAGGTGTCAGGTGAGCGGAAGCTCTCAGTCTTTGAAATCTGCTGAGCTGTAGCTACTGCTGACTGGTGTCCTGCAACAACAACACCAAAGTTAGCATCAGAGCCGTCTGCGTCAGCAGTACCAGCGCCAGTACCAGCGTATGGGAGGTTGTTAGACTTATAGACTTTGAAGCCTCGGATCAGACCAGAAACAACACGTCCGTTACGAAGAACGTCGCCTGCATCCTGACCACCAGCAAAGTCGTTGTTGATCAACTTGCTGTTCTCATCCATTAGCAACTCGTAGAATACTGGATCAGCTACGAACCAACGATCTTCTGTTGCTACGTTTGCTTGGTCCATCTGACGAGCAATGCGGTTAAGCATAGCTAGTGGAGAAGTGATTGCACCTGAACCGCCGCCCGCTGCCAAAGGCAGAGAGTTACCAACAGTTCCACCGAAGGTAGCTGCGTCAATCTTGTTAGCTACCAACAGTTCGTCAGCACCAGCAGCCGCGTCGGCTTTGGTACCAGCAGGAGCTGTACGAGCAGCCCAAGAAGAACCGCCCCAGTCGTAACCAGCTAAGTAGCCTAATACGTTCTGGTCGAAAGCGTCCTTCAGCTTGTATGCTGCATTGTCTGTAGCAAGGCTGATGAAGTTATGGTGAGAGTGTTGCGTCTCAATGTCGTCAACTTGGAACTGGAACGCATTCGCCTGATCAATGACCAGAGAGAAATCAGTGTCAGCCAAGTCCTGAGAAGCCATGGCAGTGCCACGCTTGTAGTCAGAGACAGTGATTGTTGGCTCTTTCATAATGCGAACTGAATCGCCCATTGAACCAATTTCGCCCATGTAGTCAGTGTTAGTGATACCTTCTACGATGGACTCTTTGCGCAGAGCTAACTGCACTTTTTTGCTATAAATTACCGGCGAAAAGTTGCCGTTGGGTAGGTTTGAGTAACCTGATGCTTTTGGAAATGCCATGAGTAGTTCTCCTAGTGGCGTTAGACAAAGTCCCAGAGCGGGACGAGGTTAAAACCAGAAGACGACTGCGAAGTGGCTGTTTCAGCTACAGGGTGCATGAGAGCGTGGAGAGGGTTGATCGACACCTCTTCCGTACCATCACGGGCCTAGCTAAACTGGTGGACTTATCGTCAAAACTTCTGTTGGGGTGCAATTTGTAAGAGTAGGCTGTAAGCGGTCTTACTATGCTCCTGAGTCGGAGCGAGAGAGAAACCCCCTATAAAGGGGTTGTTCTATGGTAGAATTATATCATTCAATAGAGGGTTTCTCAAGAGCTATTATCTGGCTGCGCCAGAAAGATCATATACAAAAGAACCCTTTTGCATGGAATCCATAATAGCATCCTCATTCTGCTCATACTCAGAACTGGTCATTTTTGATACTTGGCTCTCGGTAAACCTAGCCTGCCCCCTTCCTGCTGGTGCAGAGGAGCTAGATCGGGACACTGCTTGAGCTGCCCCTGTAGCCCCAGAAGGTCTACGCTTACCTGCCGTATCAACTTTATACAGGTCAATAGCACGACTGGCTGCCATTGCGTCTGTAGAGTTCTTGTAAAGAGAGTCCTGTACCCACTGAGGCTGTACAGTGACCCAATCGTGAAACCCTTTAGAGTTTCGTATTTTATCGAAGTCAGGATGGAGCTTTCGCAGATGGTGCTCTGCTTTCTCCTTATCCATCTTAGCTTCCATTTTCTCCAGACTAGCTATCTTCTTCTCACCAATCTCTAGGACCTCGTTCGCTCGTTTCTGAGCAATCGTGTCAATGATCTTGGCAACTTCAGGATAGCGCCCACTCCACTCAGCAATCTCTTGGTCCGTCTTAGGGAACTTAATCTGCCCCCGAGTAGCGTCGTCGAGTTGCCCTTTAAGGGAGTCAATCTCAGTGTCTTTCTGGGATTGTATGGTCTGAAGATGGCGACGTAAGTCACCGTATCTTTTCTTGAATGAAGCTTCATCGGGGTCTGCTGGAAGCTCGTCCGGCAACTCCACTGGGGCTATACTTTTCTCCAGCTGATTTATTTCATTTTCTAATTGGTCCGTTTGAGAACCACGGTATTTAGCCATAATAATTTTCTCTAGTTTGGGGGCCTTTCAGGGGTAGCCCAAAATTTAAGCCCTACAGTTTTTGACCACCTTTCGTTGGGTATGACTCCACTCCCTCAGAATCCTCATCAAGAGGATATTCTTCTTCAACTACTATTACTTGTGCTCTTGGCGCTTCAGGATAGTCTTCACCATCTCCTGTATCTTCTTCGCTATAATCTTCGTCCATTCCCATACAAACAGGGCAATTTTCATCACCACAGCCATACATATCGTCAGGGCCGTCTTCACATAGGGAACAGCCTTCTTCGCCACATCCACAATCTTCTTCATCATATCCATTCTCTTCATCCCCCTTTATTTGACCCATCTCATGCATCATCATCAGGCCCATCTTGGCCTCTTGGTGCATGTCCATGTATCGCTTTAATCCAAACCATCTGACCACGTCGTTAGGCACAACAAACTCACCTTCAGACAGCGCAGCAGGGATATCATCCCGTACATTTTCCGCAGAAGAGCCAATAGGTATGGGGTTACCAGAAACAGGATCAGTGCCTACTGTGTTATCAGGACCCATAAGACCCATAGCCATACCACCATGAAACATGCTGATGAGCTCTGGTTTAGTCCTGTCCTCTTCGGGCTGAGAACTTTCGGAAGCAGGAAGTCTATTACTAGACAGCTCTTCTCTAGCTACGCGCTCTGCTGGAGTACTAATAATTTCATCTGTCTCAGCGGCTGCTCTAGAAGAAGTATCCAGCTCTTCTTGTGTGCTACTATCCATAACAGTTTCTTCTGCTTTACCGCGCTGTACTGTACCGCCCTTGTTCATTTCGTTATACCTCACTTCACTAGGAAGCTCTGTGCCGTCTGATGCATTCAGGGGCTCTGGTGCTTCTGATTTTTTGTTTGTCTGTGCGCCCATCAATTACCCTAGAAGTTTTTTCCAGTTTTCAACTGGGGGTAATCCGAACTCGTGCTTATCCGCTGATTTAAGCGTCATAAGAACGTCCATAGTTATGCTGTATCTTGGTGACTCTGCCTTGTTAGGTGCAGTCCTATGCCCCGTCTTAGAGGGGAAGATAATCATTAAGTCATTGGCCACAGTAAGAGCTGTCTCTGAAGCACTATGTGGATTAGACAAAGACACCATACGTTGAGAATATTGCTCTGGTCTAAACAAACCAGCAAACAGCTCATTCTGATGGTTGTCCGTTGCTAGGTGAAAAGCCCCTGAACCTTCAGGGACCTCTGGATAGTACACTACGCTAATATGAGAGCAGTCGTGTCGGTGATACTCTACTGTACGCCCTCTAGTCTGCTTAACAGCCCAACTTCTAGTGAACCAATAATCATACTGATCTGGGCTTATGCCTATAGCTGTGTTGTATTCAATCAAAGCCTCACGAACTACTGATATAAGCGGAGCGTAAAGGGGGTTGTTGTGTAGGCAGTGATAGCCATTAACATCGCCAGTCCAAGAAGAGACATCATCTGAGTAGCCTGTGGCTTCTACAGCCGCATCTACATCCTTTACCATGTCCTCTCTAAGCTCTGGTTCTAATCCAGCCATCCTAGAGTACACGCTAAGAGGGAAGAAGGTACTTAGTTGTCCCTTCATTCAGCAGACTCTCGTATAGACTCCTTTAGGTGCTCCCATCGACGTAACTCGGAAATGGCTCCCTGTATCTGGTAGATACGGATAGTGTCTGTGGTCTTCTCTAGATTCTTCAGGTGCCCCTTTATCTTCTCTTCGATAAGGGCCTGCAACCTGTCGTAAGTCTCTTTCTCGTTAACGAGTAGAAGAAGGTACCTTGCTAATTCTTTTTCCATTAGATGCCCGGTGGTAGTTCTTCAGGAAGTGGTGGGGGGGCGCCCTCTGGGCCGCCACCTGTAAATCCTTCTGCGCCCGGAGGCGGTGCGCTACCGGGAGCTATGTTGCCGCCGCCAGTACCTGTCGGGTCTGCTGGGTTTGGTGCCCCTCCCATCATAGCTGCCTGCTCAGCCTGTGGCTGTGCCGCCTGTAGCTCTGCCATGAACTTAGCTTGGATTGCTGCCTGACGAGGGTCGTTAAGTATCTTGTCCTCATCTAGGTCCATAGATGTAGCAAGCTCTCTAAGGATGTAATCAAATCGTACAAACGGAGCCATAGTTGGGTTGGCCGCCATCTGCATAAACTGTAGTAAGCGCTGGGACCTAATCTCATTTCTCATCAAAGACTCAGTGCCTTTAGAGATAACTTCTAAGTCACCTAGCAATTCTTTGGAGAAGTTGAACTGCATGTTAAATGCAAACAGAGACTTTCCTAATGGTCCAAGTAGATAGTCATCAATATTCTTCACTACGGCCTTAATGTTGTTAGCCGCAGCAGACATTAACATAGACATACCACTCGCAGTACGGCCTGTAGACATTACGCCTGTGCTACCGTGTGCATAGGAAGGCATACCTGTGCTTTCGTCTGACAATTGTCGCGCCTTATCGAACATCATTAGAAGTTCTTGTGACACGTTAGGGAACTTAGTTCCAAAGATAGCTTGTCCCGGTGCTCCCGCCTGACGGCGAAATACCTTGCCCGGATAAACATCCATGGACTGGCCCGGAACCAAATTAGTCTCGTCTATCTCAATAAGCAGATTACCTGATAGCGCGGCGTTATCTACAGCCATACGCATAAAGCCATTCATTAGTAGTTGCGTGTCAGCCATGTTCTCTGCAATGCCCACACCAAAGAAGCTGTAAGGATTAGCTTCGTAGGGGGCAGAATGATAAGGGATACGGGCAGGTACAAAGGGGTTAAGGACTAGGCGTAGAGTCTGACCATTACAGACCCAAGCGTTAACCTGAACCTCACCTGAGCCGTCAAACTCTTCTGGCATATCAATACCAGCTTGCTCTGCGATCTCGGAATCTATCACACCCCAGAACTCCAGAACCTCATAGCGCTCAGTCTCAGTTCGAGAGCTGTTGTCTTCTAAAATTGTTTCCCAGTACTCGGACTCGTAGTCTGGCCCCAGAGCGATAGCCTCTTCAATAGACTCCTCTCTAAACATGGGACGCCTTTTTAGTGCGCGTAGTTGGCTACGGCTCATACGGTGGCGATGTACTATGTACTCAGCTTCTGACATAGATCGAGCTTCTGGGTCTGGGTAAAAGTCCCAAACGCTACAATGCTCAACCTTAGCAATTGTCTCAAATAAAGGCTCGTATTCTCCCTCTTCGTTCCACTTAGGATATTCCTTGTCATATGCAAACGGACCTTTGATTACGCCGTGCCCAAACAGCGCCATCTCGAAAGCCATAGACCGCAGATGGGTAGACCCTTCACTCTCTTCGAGCTGATCGTGGATAATCTTTTCCATGAGCTTAGCTGCTTGTTTAGCTGGCTCAAAAATAATTGCGCCGGGATTACCCGAGCCACCTTCACCTAGCTGGTCTTTAATAGGCTTTAGGCGATCTGAGTAAGGGCCTGCTAGGTCAATTAATTCTTTGCGCTTTACTGTAGACTTCTTAGGCTCCTCAGACATCTCTTCTGGCTTGTCTTGAGTGTCAAAGTTTACTGCGTCTACTCCACCTTTAACGACAGGGGTAGGCTCTACACCAATTGGAAATTTGCCGCCTGCAAACAGAACGTCAGATATTTGGGCGTAAGCTGCTAATACTTTTGTCTTAGTAATTTTTACGAATGCTTGGCTTTTCTCTGACTCATTAAATTTTACGTCAGGTCCATACAGGCCACGATAATTACGGTAGTTCTTTAGCCAGCGATCCTCATCCTCACGTCGGGAATCTTTAGAGCGGGTAAAACGTGTGTTAATCCACGCAACTAAATCAGAGAACTCTCGGTTCTCGGCGGCTACATCCTTGCCCTCTTCTGCATGAAATATAGGCTGAGAAGTCGCATCAAGGTTCATATCGTCTGGGGGATTAACTAGAGCCATGTATTAGTATCCAAATGTGGAGTCGCTAGGGACGTAATGAGAAGTTTGGTTTGGCATCGAGTCAAACATTGAGCCTGAGCTAGGACGAGACATGATAGCGTATCTTACGCTGTCGTATGCGTGGTCGCTTTTAAATCTAGCGTCGATGTCATCTGTACCTTTAGGGTTACTTGGTATGACTGGTAGATCAGCAATAATCTGTCGGCAGGTATCAAAAAATACGAGGCCCGCTAATTCGGTGTCGGGGTCCACCTTTAATAATTCATGTAGCCTGTTCTTGCCTGCAACTCGTGCCCCAGCTGTTCTATCACTAGGGCGCCAGCGGCATCCCATGGTAATCATTTCTTCAGCTATGGATGGACCAATCTGCCCTCGGTTGTGCCAGCAAGATGAGTCTAATATTCCATACTGCATTCTCTCGCCGTCTTCGGCTTCGATTACAGCTTTTGCTAGATCACGACCAGTATGCTTAGTTAAATATAACTCCCTATAGCATATCAAAGTTTCATAACTAGGGTCAATAGCAAACCAGTGAACTGCACTATAGCTTGAGTACCCATAGTCACAACTTCGGAAACGTCTCCAGTCATGGGGTATATCAAATGGCTCTACTACATGGTCCTTTAATCTAAACTCTGGGAACGCTGCACCTTCAGCAATTCCCCAGTCACCTTCTAGTAATTGGCGACGTTGCATCTCAGGCAGGGATAACAAGTTAGCTTCGTACTGACCGTCTCCAGACAAGTACGGATTATCGTACAAACTTGCTGGTATAAACCGTCTGTAGAACAGAGGTTGTCCAGCCTTGTCAGATGTCTCTGGGTAGACCATAGGGTCACCCGTCTCTAAATCAGTCGCCGCAAACGCCTTGTTAGGGGATGCGGGATCGATAAACATCCTCTTAACCCACTGGTGACCGGGGCCTCCGGGGTTAGTTGTTGCCCGCATAAAGATTGGCAACGAGGGGTCTGTAGTTCTTAGACGAGACCTCATGTAGTTCCATGCAAAGGGGGTGCTGTGCTGCGTGAGCTCATCAAACCCTACATACGAGAATGCCTGTCCCTGATAACGTAGAACGTCTTCATCACGCTCTAGGTAAGTGAGCCATAACCTAGCGCCGCTAGGGAATACCCACTGAGACTTTTTCTCTTGCCACTTAGCCCCTTTAAATGCCTTGGGGTATATCTCCTGCGTCTTCCATATAATCTCACGCAATTCGTCTGTGGTACGACGTAGAACTAGACCATTGAAGTTTGGGTTGTGGAAGTAGCGCATCGGGTCTGCAATAAGAGCCATAGTCTTACCGCCACCAGCACTGCCTCCGTACAACACCTCACGCTCACTGGCCGCTAGGAACTCTGTCTGCGGGCCTTCGTTAGGCTTAAAGATTACTTCCTGCTCTACGGGAGATGCAGAGAAGTCCAGAGATGATGAGAAGTCCTCTACCGTAGACGGTGTATCAGGATCATCAACATGGTTCTTAATCTTCTTCTCAGCCACTGTCAGGCTACGACGTGCTCCCGCTAACTTCTTGCGGAGCTGTGCTTCTTGTTTCTTTTCTTTAGTCTTAGGTGAGCGTTTCTTTTTGCTCTTAGCTAATTGCTTTACGCGATCAGTCTGGTTCTCACCTTGACGTTTCTCTTTCCAAATCTTGGATAGACCTTGGTGTGAGATTTTACGGCCTGCCTTTTCAGATAACCAAGTAGCAGTGTTCCGTAGAGAATTACCATTGTCCAAATATGACAAAGCCTCCTCAAGTACGGGTATGATCTCAGGATCAGGTACAAGTACTAAGGGGTCTTCTTCGCTGGCCATGTAGCCATAGGCTATACGAGCAGTCTTGTTAGGTCGGGACTTATTAGTCCAGATCGTCTGGGTCATCGGCTACCTTCTTAGGTGGCATAATAAAGATACCCCCCTCTGGACCCGTGACTTGAATCTGCTCTCTCTTAACTAAACCTGTGCGATCCAAAATTTCCCGCGCTGCTGATACAGCGTTTCTAGCTCCCATAGCTGATGGATCGTCCAATACACCGATAATGCCAAAGGCAGCTTTAGGTGCATTGAGGGCAAGCAAAGTAGAACTGCGTTCTATGATTTCGTCTTTAAGAGGCCCTACGACCTCGCTAATTCTTGTGTTTGCAGAGTAGCCCGCCGCATCCATAGCCGCACGGATATTACCTCGCGCTGGGCCAGTAAGGGCGTCTAAGAAAACTTCCTGCATCTCAGTTAATTTTTTAGTCTCTTCACTCATGTAAGATTACTCTTAACGACCCAAAACACGCTACCCACTCCCGCAGTTAACACGATCCAAAATACCCTCTCAAAAAATCTAAGGAGGTGTCCTCGACCCTGTGATATCTCTTCCAACTGATCCACCCTATCGTTTAATTTTTTCTGGTAGCTGTCGTATGATTCCATACGCTTAAACAGCGTCACCATCCTCTCTTCCATTCTCGCCATAGACACGATTGCGTCGGCTAACTTATCTAGCTTGGCCTCGATACGGCCTAGACGTAGCTCGTCTTTATCCATGAATTAATCCCGCAGTTTGTTGTGTTTAAATTACAGGATTAAATCCAAACATCCCTGTTGCATAGAATGCAGCACCCCCAAGACTAATCAAGACAACGGTCCCCATAACAGTCTTTACGAGATCATCTCGTTTCGTAATAGCGCGGTTCCTAGCCAGACGTTCTTTCTCCAGCTTGGACTTATGCTCCATCACAGACTTGTGCTGTATGTTAAGCATATCTCTCCACACATCGCGGGGAGTATGCTTCTTTAGTTCCTTCTCTTTATTTCTTATTTCTGCTTTAGCCCAAGCAAGCTCAAGACACTCTTCTTGGGTTAGGATGTGGGCACCCTCTTTCTGCTTATGCTCAATAGTCTCTACGGCAACCTTACTTTCGGTTAGCGCAGTAAAAAGACCCGATATACCCTTGAGATGACCAGAGCTTTCTTTAACTGTCTTAATGCCGTCGTTGAGAGTCTTTAGTGTTGAAACTAAAAGCGATAACTCAGCAATCATATGACCCCCTGTTCTAGACCCCAGTTAAGGCGAACACGCCCCAAAACATTGCCGATAAACCTGTTGCAAAGGTAACTACCCCAGCTACTATACTTAAATACAATGTTCTTTTGTCTCTAGCGGCTGCTAGAGCGTCTATCTCTTTCTTGCGTCTAGTTCTTGCCTTAGCCTGTTCATGCACAACCATGTCCCACATACCGGGAGGACCATACAACTGGCAGACTTCACGAAGATCNTTNTGNGCCTTGCGGTGAGCCATACGAGCCTGTGCAATAGCAAAGCCCTCTTCTTCAGTAGAAGTAAGCTTTCCTAGAAACCCTTTGTGTTTTCCTGTCTCTGCGGCGGTTATCTCAGCACCAAGCTTGGCAAACTTACCGAAGCTAGGCATTAACGACCCTACGTCTTGCCCTGCTGAAACTGCTGCTGATATACTTTTTGAGATTGCCGTGACAGAACTAGCTAATGCTAATACTTCAATCATTCCACCCTACTTCTTTTTTTTTAGCGACGACGTGCTCCTTTACCAGAGCCTCGATAAGACATTGGAGCTTTTTTAGAAGTAGGCTTAGAAGTTCCACCTGTCTTAGGTTTTGGTCCTGACTTTGGCCCTTGGGTACTTGATTTGGTCTTCTTCTTTGGCTTAGGGCTTTTCTTAGGGCCAGTGCCACTATCGTCATACGGGGCTGGTCCTTTAGGCTTACCTTTGGGTACACCGCCTCTAGAGTAACCCGAGTTAGGCTCTTTCATATCGTCAACCTTAATGCCGTTGCCCGATACGGACATGTAGCCACCAGAGGCCGCCTTAACAGACGCTCCACAGTTAGCCTTAGTTGTTTTCGCATTCTTGTATTTCATATAAAAAGTTACCTTTTAGATTCCAGTTCTTCAGCAAGTTGGTAAACTTCACTGGGGTTCTCTTTAGTACGAGAAGGAGTGTCTGAGCCGTAAAAGTCGTCATACCCAGTAAATATCTGGGCATACTTCTTAGCTTGTCGGGGAGTAATAAGCTTCTCCTCTACAAGGTACTGTCGGACTTTCTCCAACGAGAGCCTTATTCCCGTGTTCTTTTCAATTGCAGCACGGATGTAATGGAGGTTTATTGAGTATGTTTGTTTGGAAATAGTCATAGGTTTGACTTAGTGTAGTTATATCATGGGGGTGGTATTAGTGTCAACAGAAAGGGATTTTACTAGACAAACAGTTAAATCCATGCTAAAATCCAGTTGTTGGCTGGGGGGTTATATATAGAGGTAGACCCGATATTACTTCTTCTTGCTCCAATCAATAGCATCATAACCATCACCAAACGCCTTGCGCGTATCTGACGTAGACTTACGAGCCTTATCACCTTTACCCCCCTCTGATAGGGGTATGCTCTTGTCACTACTGGGGTTAACTGTCTTATCTGGGGCCATGCTCATGGCTATCCCTCTAGTATCTTATGAATATCATCTTCAGCTACGCCTGTAGAGTAGGCCAGAAGGCGTACTTGCTCTTCTACTGAAGAATCCTGCTTTAATCTGTTCGCTTTCTGCGAGATTATCCTCACATTACCCTTCACATAGCCGTCTTCTGGGGTCATTCGATCAATAGACGGGCTAAAGTTTGATCCTCCATGCCCTTTCTTAAAATAGTCTATCTCTATACCCAATACGGGGCACTTTAAGGGGAATGGCGCTAAGTCATCCAAGATAAAGTCGAAATTAAGGCCAGTCTTCTCACACTTATGGCGAATTACGTTATAAGTCTGCGTTAGTCTAAGCCTAATGTACTGTTCCATAAGGTCTGACTTAGATATCTTGTCCAGCTCATGGCTGAAATACATTTCATTAGCCATATCAGTGGTAGTTACTGTCTGGATTGTCTATGTCATCGAACATACAGGCTTGATTGCCCATAATAATGTCCTCTAAAGCCTCCGCTGAGGCGATAATACCTTCAGCTATACGCCGTAGCTCATGTCCTACAACATACATCTGTCCAAAACCTTCTCTAGAGAGGTCTTCAGAGTAGTATTCTATGATGCTTTCGAGCAACTCTTCAATGCTAGTACGCATTTCAACAGGCTCTTCGTCTTCATTGGGGTATATATAAGATACGACATGGAGAATGCCGTCAGAATCTACTTCTAGGTCGTGCTCAACGTCTATGTCGAGCTTAATTTTAACGATGTCGTTGCTTGTTGTGCTCATTTGATCTTTTCTCATTCGCCAAAAAAGAAAGACCTACCCGTTTACTCCCAGTAAACAGTTACAATCATTACACAAGATGTAGTGGTCCGTCAAGCTATTGTACCCTAATTAAGGGTTCTAACTACACTTTCTTCTACGGCCCCTAGATGATAGTATTTCCTTTTTTAACAGGACACTACTATGCTTAAAAACTCAGGCCACGGATACAACATCCCTAATCCACTGCTCGATATCCATAAACAAATCCTTGTTGATGATGAGAGGTACTACGCGCAGCATATGCTAGTAGATACACGTCGCTGCAACCATAGGATTACTTCCATACCCGATGTAACCAGCTTCATAAAAAAGCTAGTAGTGCTTATTGATATGGAGGGCTGGGAAGAGCCTATGGTTACTCGGTTCCCTGAAGACAAATCCATAGGGTCCCTGCAAGGGGTTAGTGCCATACAGATGCTCTACACCAGCCGATCCATCACCCTACACGGGCACGATAATACAAGAGACATGTACTTAGACATCTTCTCATGCAAAGAATACGACACCAAGAAAGTAGAAAGCTTTGTTAAAGAGTTCTTTGAACCAGTCGTGTACAAGAGCCAGTCTATTCTAAGGAAATAGGGCGTTGACAGTTCTCTTGTAACCTACCCCCCAACAGACTTTAGAGGTGTACAAGGATGTTTACGTTTTACACGGCTAGGTGTGCGCCTATATAGACCCGCTTCGTTGACAGTTGTCATTTTCCCATCTCTGGTCAGCTGGGTATACGCTAACGCCCCCACCCCCCCATGGCCCTCGCCCGCCCCCCTAGCTGGCCTACAGCCCACGTCCTATAAGGGTTTCAGCGATTGACCTACATTCTAGGAAATAATCTGCGGGAATAATTCTCGGGAATAAGATTCTGCGCAGTCCTTTAGAATAACGGCGCCCAGCTGGTTCGGGCTCAGACCTAAAAAGTCTCGGCCCTATGATATCTGGGGCCAGCGCTCGGGCATTTACAAAAATGATCCGCGTTCGGGTGGGCTCGACGGATGCATACTTATTGCAGCTCTGAATTCTACCCGATAGATTTACTTGGTAGATTTACCCGATAGATTTACTTGGTAGATTATTTTATTGTCCTGCGCAGCTGATCAATTTTTGCAAGACTATCCCCGAGCAATATATCTCAGGCCTTCTTACTTCCTGATGCGCATTCCCCCCAGTACTGTATAAGCATACAGCACCGAGACAGCCTAAAATAAACTTCAATAGAATCAATAACTTACAAAACT